CTTCTACTAATGCACGATTTAATTCATCTTCGTAAATCATTTTTAATTGTGGAACTAGTTCTGGTTTTTCTTTTAACGCTAAATAATAAGATAAACCTGATACCATGCACGGTACAAAACGATAAGGAACATCACTCGCATTTGTGTAATCTCCAGCATCTTCTATTCTTTTTACATAGTATAAATGAACTTCAGAACCAGCAGCCGTAGCGTCTGGTGTCGGGTATACACTTACAGTCACACGATCAATAAAACGTTGCACGTAATATTGTGTTGGTTGACTTTTAGTTAGTTTGTTAGATAGAGCAGAATATGTTGACCTGTCTATTTTTGTTAATGCTACATCTGTTTGTGATGTAGTTCCTCTGCTAGTTCTAAATGTTGCTTCAAGTACATCGTCCATGCCAAAAATTGTAGAGTCTGTTTGTACTGTTGTTGCCTGTGCTCTGTTAGTGTCAGCTGTATCGTCTGCCGCACTTCTAAAAAAATGATACTCAGCTTGTCCTTCAACAAGATTTATATTTGTTTCTTTTAGTTCCCAATAATGCAAACCTCTATTGCCCCATTCTTGAAACATTATGTTTAAAGAACGTCTAGCAGATTTTAGTCTGTATCCGTTGAGGTCTTGAACACCTAGTCGTTCATAGGCTTCTTCCATTATTTCATCAATATAGAAAGTGCTATCGAACGTTGATGTTCCTGAAGTAGTGTTTGGCATGTGCTACTCCTTATTAATAAGATTTAATCAGCTCTAATATAATAGTGTAGTGATCATGTGCTGTGTGGCCATGAGTTGTTAAATCAATATCGCCATCAATACCTGACCCAGCATTATTTTTAATGCCTCCAAAAGATCTAAAATCCATATAACCTGAAACAGGTCCTGCTGCTGCACTGCCACCTAATACTAATCCAACTACGTTAGAAGAAGCGTTAAATTCTAATGCAACTCTCATTCCACCTATATCATACCATACTTGACTAATTGCAACCCTAGAACAATTGTCCCCAGATGCGTTGTTTACTAATGTATCTACATCTATTTTCTTAACAGATGATTCACCTGTTCCATCAGATATGTTCGTAAGTTTTATAACAGCGGTTCTTTCGCCGTCTGCTAATGTTTGACTTGTTACTGCGTCTGCCATTTTGTTTTTTCCTCCGTTAGAGAGAGGGAGCCGAAGCTCCCGCTCCACATAAAGTTAATTTTTATTGGTCTGCGAATGCAGGTGCGTCTGCACCTTCAGCGTAGCCCCAAATATAATAGTTAGTACTGTCTTTCGCTAAAATATTAATTTCAAACACACCAAAGTCTGTAAGAGTTATTTTAGAGTTAGAATTACCATCTGAGTAAATTGATACGTTATCAGCATTTGAATCAGCATGAACAATACCACCAAGAAAGAAATTAGTATTTCCTGGAGTTACTATAATTAAGTTTTCTGCTTCTTCTGCAGCTCCACCATAAACAAATTTAAAGTGTGCGCCACCAACTGGTGCTGGTAAAGTGATCGTTCTGTTTGCTGCAAGTGCAGGAACTACAAGAGTTCTTCCACTGTGTGTTGCATTATCAAGAGTTTTGTCTTCATCCCCTAATGCTACAGGTGCATCACCCATAGTGATAACTTCAGTAATTACTCCTGTAGAAGAGTTTTTACTTACCGCTTTAAGTGTGCTTTCCGATCTAATCGGACCGCTAAAAGTTGAATTTGCCATAATTGGTCTCCTTTTCCGCCAGTACAGTCTGAGACATTGTCTACTGCATGAGTCTATACTGACTATTTATGTATATGCAGTGCGTCGAGTATACGCTTTTAAATGTAAATGTGCAAATAAAAAGGGGCCCGAAGGCCCCTTAATTACTTATTGATTTAGTGAATCTTAAGCAGATCCATCAGAACCATAAATACCACGCCAGTCAGATGCGCCGAAGCTGTATCTTTCTCTAGCTTTGTATCTCATGTTTCCTGTGTCAAAATCACCTTCCATTGCAGTTTTTAAAGCTGCTCTTTGGAAGTGTTTTAGTCCATTAGGAACGTCTGTTTTAATGAAGAAAGCATCACTATCTGTTAGGAAGTTGTTTACCACGTATCCTTGTGGAAGCATTCCTTTTGAAGATAATGCGTTTAGATCATTGTCAGAAGTTCCAACTCTTTGGTTAGACTTTAAGATTCTTTCAGCGTTAAACTGATTAGCAGAAGGAACGATTAGTTTCATTCCTCTAGCTGCGATCTTTAATCCTCTTTCGTCTTTAAATGCTGCAATGTCGATCATTGCTTGCTCTAAAGAAGTTTCAGATAAGTCAGCCAATGTAGTTGGTCTGTTTGACTGGTTTCCGCCACCAATAGTTGGGTGGTCATTATCAATTAAGAACTGACTGTCTCCAGAAACACCTGTAGCAGTAAATGCATTATTTAAAATGTTTGCTGCTTTGATTTGTTTCGTTTGAGCCATAGATCTTGCAAGTGCTTTTGTATAACGCTTTGCGATACTATCATACAAGTTATCTTCAACAGCTTCCTCAGTGATAGAGAAAGCGAGAGCAATTGTCTCGTGATTATAACGTGCTGTGAAAGATTCGTTCGCGCTGTCAAAAGAAACTGCAGAACCTTCTGCCTTAACTGCTGCTTCACCGAAACCACTTAGCATTACTTCTTCTTCAAAAGCTCTATCAGAAGTCTCTGTGTCGAAGATTTCTGCGTGTTGGTTTTCGTATGATTTATACTCAAGTCCGAATAATGCATTCAGACCTGGCTCTAGCTCTTTCGCTAGTTGTTGTCTTGATATAGCCATAGTTTAAATCCTCCTGCTATTATACGACATGCGCAGGTTCAGCAATGAAACATCTTAGTACATTTGCTGCGCCGAACGCGTTGCCTGGGGTTTTAGCGAGACCTAGCATTTTCACACCAGTTAGAGTAGTACCTGTATCAGACACGTCAATCTCTTCTCCAGAAATACCTGTTGTAGTACTTCCTGAGTGAGTTGCATCGTGGTCCATATACGTGCCTACCATAGCTTGTGTTGCTGCGGTATCACCTTGAGCTTCGTACACTTGGTACGGATCGTCATAAACAAAACATTCTGAGTCGACATCTAGATCGTTGCCGGCATAGAAGTTTTTAAATGTTGGTTTGCCTGTGGTCTGGTCAGTGAAAGTGTGACCTGCAAAAACCATTAGACCGGCATCTGCTACAGCAGCTTTAATAATATAGCCACTTGCAAATTCTACCATGTCGCCCTGGAACATTGCCGTGCTGTTACCATCATCAATATGATATTGTGATAAAGCACCATTGTCTGGGTTTCCACCAACTTTTCCTGAAGGTCTAAAACCAAAAGGGGCATCTATATTTGCCATATTTGTTTCCTCCTTAAAGGGTTAAGTTGTTAAATTGGAGGTTAAAAAGATTAGTTCTTTTTTGAGCCACCAAAAGTTACACGAGTCTGCCTTTCTTGATTGATCGGCATACTTGGGTGCTGTTCCTTTAAGACATCGGTTTCTAAAGCTTCGTTTCTATCTTCCGTTATTTTACGGTGATATTCTTCACGAGACTTTGCGAGCTCTTCGGATATCCTTGCCAGCACAAGGCCACCAACCCCAATCACTCCTGCGTATTTTCCGTCATGTACAGTTGGATAATCATGATCTGGATATTCATCGGCTCTCACCAATTCCCAACCTGATCTTATTTTGCCTGTTATGTTCTTTGTATCATCAAAGCCCATACTTTCAGCTCTTATCCATCTGTGCCTGAATCCATCGGGCGCAGGGGGTGCATCTAGAGAAGATGGAGGAGCCCATACTTTAGGTTTTTCTTCTTTAACCCTAGTTTGGCTCACGCGGGAAGTTTTAACAGTTTTAGTTCCTGTATCTTTTTTTGTCATATGCTTATACCTCCTTCGCGGCTAATTGTTTCGCATACTCTTCGAGTGGCACACCTAATCTTTTAGAAATTGCTACCTGTGATGGTGTGAGTTTCACAGTTTTTCTGCGTCCCTTTGCGGCCGGACGTTTGGCACTTGCTACATTTTGCACCGGAGCTTGGCTCGGTGCTTCTGCAGATTGCTCCACTGTACCAAATTTGTGTGGGAATTCAAGTCTTATTCTCTTATCTACTTCAGAATAATATTCCTGTGTTTGTGGATCAAATCCTTCTTCTTCGACAAGCTTTCTGTGTATGTCAAATGCAGTGTAAGTCATTGCATTATCAGTACCAAACCAAGGATTTCTTGTAGACCATTCTTCAGCTTTTGGATCAATTTGCTGTGCAGCTTGATAAATATCTTGCTGTGTAGGCATTTGTTGAGCCATTTGAGCATAGTTTTCTTGTTGTGGTTGCTCTTGTGCTCTTTGCATTCTTTGACCTTGTCTATTCTTAATTTGATTAAGTCTAGCTTCTTCCATGGCAACTTGTGCTATTGCTTGTTGTGCTGTGACCTGTTTATCAACATCACCAGCATCAACTGCTTCTTTGAAAGCAGCTTTTGCAGCAATCATTCCAGCTCTAACTTTTCCTTCTAGCTCTTTTGTATACTGACCACCAAGTTGATCGTACTGGTGTGCTTGTGCTTGAGCTTGTTGTTGAACACTTTGTGCGTATTGAATAGCTTCTTCTTTTTGCCTTTCAGCTTCACGCATCTTACGTGTAAGTTTAGCTATTCTTTTGTTAACACCTTCTGAGTATTCGTTGAGTTCATCTTTTTGAACATTAGCCTGCTCGTCAGGTTCCGCAGGTGCGTCGACGGGCTGACCTTTTGTTTCTTCAACATTAACTTGTTCCTCTTCTAGTGATTGTTCTGGTGTAGGTGCGTCAAGATCAATCTCTTGTGCTTGCTCATCAGCTTCACCAACGTCTATTGTCTTTTCTTCGTCTTGCATAGATTATCCTCCTCTATGATTACATTGCGTGAATAAGATTTGTAGGATCTTCAATTGTTCCTAAAATCTCATCATCGTTTAACATTCTTATCTCACCACCATCAATATCCATGCGCGATCCTGCGTATCGTGCAAATATCACCCACTCTTTTTCTTTGCACCAAGGACCTGTAGGATATCTATCTTTATCCTCGTAACAAAGCGGACCCATCTTCAATACGTATCCAACTTGGACCGCGGCTCTTGCTCTGTCTAATGATTCTTGTGCTATAATAATTCCGCCTTCAGTTTTTTCTTTAACTCTAAAAGGCATAACAAGTATACGCCACCCAGTAGGGTTCGGTAGTTTTTCTAAATTTGTCTGTGAAGGTTCTTTTTTTGCTTCGTGTTCCGCAATCTTTTTTGCGTCTTCTTCTGCGTTATATTTATCTTCTAATGCGTGTGACTTTGTCATCATCTGGTTCTGGCTCCTTAGGGTTTAGCAGGTTAGAGAGTTCCTGTTTAATTTGATCCAACGTGTGGATCTTACCGAGAATATAGTTGTATTTCTCCATACTGTCAACACCACCGCCCATTAAAACTTGGCCGTTGTTGTTTATATCTTCGTCGAGTAATCTTTGTAGTTTATATATTACGTTTATTGGGTCTATAGCTTCTGACATATTTTTTATACTTATCTCCTAGTTTATGCCAAAACTCATCAAGAGGATTGGCTTTTTGTTTACAGCATTCCCCCGAACGTACTTTTTCTTCCGTGTGACAATCACACGTTTTATCTTCCCCCATACTCTTCTCCCGTTCTTCTTTTTGTCTTACCGATTCTTGGTATGACAGTTCTAATAAATGATTTTCCTGTTCCCAGTATTCATCAAATGTTATTTTTTCTTGAATATGTCTGCTCCCTTAAGGCCGTATATACTAGCGACGACCCCTACAAATAGCGTCTGGTACCAAAAAGGCAGATTATTAAACTGCTCAAAGAACATGTGCAGTTTGGCCTGTATGTCCGGATCCTCACTAAAGACACTCCATATCAATAAAATCACTGGGGCACTTACAAGCAAAAGCACGAACTCGTCTTTCCATCCTTTGTCGTTTGATTGTCTAACTTGTGCTTGGTACTCCA